TCGATATTTAAATTGGTTCCATCATAATAAATAGAAGCGTCCTTCCCTGTTCCGAGTAATAGTTTATCACTATCTGTTGTTAGGAATATATTACCGCTTACTTGTAGCTTTTCGGTTGGGTCTATTCCTATCCCTACCTTATCAGTGATATTATTTAATATCGTATATCCGTTCCCTGTATCTCTTGTCCAAGCTAAAGCTGTTGTAAGTGTGTATTGTGTGTGTGGGTTGCCTATTGTAAGCCCTCCTAGGTTGTTATGAGTGATATTAGCTTCTATTATGTCAACTGTCGCACCAACACCAATTAAAGCACCTGTGCCAGTTCCTCCGATTGAAATCTTTGTACTCCCAGCGGTTAGATTGCCAAAAGATAATACGTCTTCTTTTAAAGCTAATTGATCGTATAATAATTTAGCACTTGGATATTGAATATCAGTTGAAGCACCACTTACAGACGTTACTTTATTCGCTACGTTTTCGGGTGTAAATCCTAAAGCATCTTGTTTACCATTAAAAGTATTCCAATCTGTATTTGATAAGTAACCACTTGTTGAGGTGGTTGATTTTGAGATTTGTATTGTAGTTCCTGGTCCTATTACTGATCCCGTCCCTCCCACAATAGTAAGGATTGAGCTCGTCAATTCTGTTAAATTTCCTTTTGTTACAGTTGGTTCAAATCCTGAATGTCCTGAGGTAGCATAATCAAGTTGTGCTAAGGTTGAATGATTTAACCCACTTATTGAATCTAGTTTGTTATTGAAGGTAGTCCAATCCGTACTTGTTAAATATCCATCTAGCGAAGTGGTAGCCGATTGTGTGGCTATTGTGTGTTGAGCGGTTGTTAGATGTTGGTATTCATTACTTCCATTCCCACCTTGTAAATCAGTCCTATTATTATGAAGTATTGAACTATCCATGAAATGAATAGTTCCATCACTTATATGGGTATCTATTTGTGCATGGGTGTTTGATCCTATACTTAGAATATTAGTATGGTCTATTGCCTTTTCTACATCACTAAACACCACACCTAAAGCGTTCCCACCTGATGCTTTTTGCATTACTAATTTATCAAGACTAACTATCGTTGTTTCTGGTGTAAGACCATCTATTTGCTTATCTGAGGTATATGCCATTATATTTTTAGTTTATGTGTTGAATCTATTAATAAGTAGTTATCTGAATCTATTAGTAGCCTTGGTCCTGCCACTATATCAACAACCTCTCCACCATCTAGAGTTGTTCTTATTATTTCTCCTGATAGATTGGTAGTTCTTTGTTCTCCTGATAATGGGGTTAAAACACTACTACATGCCATTTGTTTAGATATAAGTTGCTGTTATTACTAATCCTGTTGTTGGATCTGTTGCTCCTCCTGATGGTTCGTCTGCACAAACATAACTTATAGCAGTCTTAAGGTTAGAATTTACTTCATATGTTGAATAACTTGATGCTGGTACTCCAAATATCATATCTGGTACAGTTGTACCAGGTGTTACTCCAGTTGTTGCTTTGTTGAAAACTTGAACGTATTCAATAGAAGCATTTGGGTTGAATATATGTAGTTTGACTAATGTACCTCCCGATGTTTTCATTGCCTGTGCTGTATTATCACCATCCACATCTATGAATCGAGTTGTGTTTATCGCTTGAAAACGTGTATCACTCATTTCTTTTAATTAGATTAAATTATACAATACCTCTTTTCTCTAATTCTGGAAGCCTACTCATTAAATATGATGGTACTATTTGACCTACTACATATTTGAAATCAAAATTCTTTTTGAAGATTCTTATGTCTTTATCAATAACTTCTACTTTCGGAGTTTCTTTGGTTGTGATTTTCATTTCCTTAATAGGAGCTTCTTTTTTAGTTTCTTCTTTTGATGCCTTCTTTTCAGCATGTCTCTTTCTATTAGCCTCACTAATTTTCATCTTGGTTTCTTCTTTCATGGTTTTATTAGATTAATTTTATCAAAGAAGGGCTATTTAAAGCCCTCTATTTGAGAAAACTAAGCTGATTCTGTATATTCGATAACAACTGTAACTCCTCCTGCTGTTATTGAAGTAAAGTCTGCATTTCCTGTTACTGTTAGAATAACGTCCTTAGCTGTTGCATGGAATGCGGTTCCTGAAGTTACTCCTGCATCTATGAAGTCTGCTGTGGTGAATACGCTTGGAGTTCCTGTATTATATCTATCAGGGTCTGTACCGTCTCCTATGGTTAATACTGCTGAAGTATCCCCTATAAATCCTGTTACACCTTTAATATAAGCTTGCTTTACAACTGCCCCAATAGGGATATTTATTGAAGTTGTAACTGATCCTGATGTTCCCGTTCCGTCTGTGAAGTCTGCTAATACTACAGATGCTGATGCAAATCTTGTTACCGGTGCTACATTTGTTCCGTATGTTATACCTGTGTTTACTGTAATGTTGTTAGTTGTCAGATCTTTAACATATCCTTTCCCTTGATTCTGTGGATAATTCATTCCCATGTTTTTATTTATTTAATTATATAATTGACATTCAGTAGGGCTTCTTTCAAAGCCCTATTTGAATATCTGTTATATCAATCGTTATCTAGGAAATTACTTGGTCCAATAAATATGAACTTGAGATATCTAGAATCTTATCCTGGTATGCCCACCAAATCTTTACAACGTCTCCAATATCATTTGAATCTCTTCGAGTTGTAACCTGTTTGTTACCACCTGAAATATCAAATCGATATCCGAACGAAGGTGTATGCTTTGAAGGTGCGTCTGGTGTGTAATACATTAAGAAGTCATCTGACCATGCTCCACCTGTTGTTACTGCCTGTCCTTCTTTAGATGTTACTTTCTTAGTAGATCCTACTAATACTTTTACTCCAAGTTCCTCTTCTATGATACTGATAACTTGCATTTTTCCTACTGTCTTTGAAGTTCCACTATTAACAACTCTATTAATAAATTCTGGATGCTTCTGTAATGCTCGGATAACTGAAGTATTTGTAACTACCCTGTTTGGAAGTCGTCCAATTGCGTCTTCAATAGTTCCTTGTACTGTCAACATGTTGTCGATAGGTGTTGATGTTGAAACATCCCATAACACTGAAGGTGTTGAAGTGTTTGTAAGTACTGTAGCGTCTGCAAGTACTGTTCCTAGAGCAGATTCCATGATTTCCATTCGGATGTTTTCTAGTTGTCGTCTTGCATCGTTCATTCTATTAAATGGAAGTTCTGTCTGGTCTTTTGATCGATCTGTAACTACGATTTCATGATCATAATAATCGATTGCATAAGACTTATCTGTTCCTAGTTTATATTCAACTCGATGAGGTGATAAATCACTTACTTGTCTTTTAGCCATGACTGAGTCATAAACCCTCATGTTATCTCTACTGTATGATGAAATGTAACCTGTATCAGCTGTAAGGTTTGGGATCTTTGGAAGGACTAACTCGTTAATAAAGTTATTGTTAGTATATTCTAAAGATACATTGGTCAACCTTTTATCTATACGGCTATTTGCGATTGTTGGGAATGCCATTTATTTTATGGTTTAGGTTTATAATTATCCGGCAATCATGCCTGGGATTACTTTTACAGGAATTGTATCTCCAGTTACACCACTTGCTAGAGCGATTGCTCCATAGTTTTGCGTATCTGTTGTTGTTGTGATTCCTCTTCCTGCTGTTGTAGCTGTGACCTTGTCACCTTGTGTTACTATTCCTGCGATCTTCAATTTGCTAACTCCTCCTATTGCAATCGACCCTGTGGTTGCGGTTGAGCTACCATCTCCTGCGTCTTGTAGAATAAATCCTACTGTAGCTGAATCTGCTACTGCATTGACTACACCTGAATCAGTTGCGTCAAAATCTACAAATGTATATTCTTTATCAGACAAATCACTATCGATATTGACAGTCATTGTCTCTGTTACTCCTGGTAATACTATTCCAGTTTCTGTTGTCATGTTTTTAAATGGTTATGGTTTATAATTAATTTAATTCTGTTCGTTCAGCTTCTGCATAAAGCTTTGACATTTCTACATCTACAGTTGTTCCATTTTTTACTGATGCTTCAACTGCTTCTTTCTTAATATCAGAATCTGTCTTTTCTGCTTTAGTGGTTTTTGAACTCCCAACTGACCCTTCAAAATTCTCATTTACAATGATTCCTTCTTTTAGGATAGTTTCAAAAGCGTTGATAACTTCTGCATTCTCTGATGCTAGAATAGTCTCAACTTCACTTTTGAATTTTGGAAGTACATTCCCTTTTCCTTCGCCTGCTAAAATAGTATCAGCTTTTTCACTGACTTCTTTAACTTTGATTGTAGCTTCTAATGCTGCAATCCTACTTTCCTGAGCCTTGATAGTTTCTGTAGCCTCGATAGCTTTTGTATCTTCTTTTGCTTTAACAGTCTTTTTATTCTCTGCCTCTTTTGCTTCTTCTGCCTTTTTCTCTTCAGATGCTTTCTTTTCAGCATCTTCTTTGGCTTTTAACTCTTTAGCTTCTTTTGCCTTTTTTTCTTCTTCAGCTTTTTTAGCTTCTTTTGCCTCTAAAGCTTTCTTTTCTTCTTCGGTCATAGTTTTATTATTCTTATTTATAATTTTATCCTTAATATTGGATTCTTTTTCTAATGGACTATCAGGATTAGCAGGGTTTCTTGTTAGAGATGTTTCTAATATCTCAAAATCTTTTACCCTTGTAGCAATCCCTTCTTTCTTGAAATCAACTAACTCAGAATCTGTTATAATTCCTCCAAATGAAGTACCAAACTGGAACCCATCTTTTAGATCTGCAATTACATCCTTTGTTACAAACTTAGTATCATCTAATATCCCTGACATTACTCCAAATACTTTCTTGCCTTCCTCCTCTATTGTGAATGTATCCCATACTCCAAGAACTCCCATATCTGCATTATGTCCAAGTAACATAGGAATCACATCCTTATCCTTATTCATTTCTTTGAACTTTTTCTTGATGATATCCCCGGGAACTAATGTTCCATTCATGGATGGTTGGTTTGTTATTACCTTACTCTTCACTCTATTCTCATCTATAATTGCCTCATATGGCTCTGTACTCTCAAATGCTTCCCCTTTCTGGATACTCTCTATCACATCCGGTCTATTCTTAGATGCCCACGAAATGTAATCATCAAACGTTGAATTGGCTTTCTTCCTCGCTTTCTTCATTCGATCCTTTAGTGATGTTGTTAATGGCATAGTTTTTTATATTAAAAAAAGATGATTATATTGCGATTAATCATCTTTACCTGAAGCTATGTACATTTGCGATGAAACATAACCATCATGTAAAGATGGGTAATCGCAAATGTTTTTATTTAGTTATTCATATAATATAACAATCTCCATAAGAGTGTCAAATAATGTGTTATTAAAAAAGAAAGGTGGTTAGCCTTTCTAAATTACTTCTTGATCCTTTAGATCATTCCATTTTATTTTTAACCTTTTGGCTAATCTTGTATCCCCTGTTTTATTAGCTTGTTCTATCTCTTCCATTACTTTGTCCATTTGTGCTGTTATCTTATTATTCCAATCTTTTATTGATTGATTATCCTCATATTGATTCCAGTCTTTTATTTCTTGAGATTGTCCTGTTTGTGACATTTAATTGTTAGTTAATTGTGACCTTTGATCTTTTGAAATTCCTAATTGTGCTTCCATTTCTTCCTCTGATATGGGTAGGTAATAATCTTGTGAATTATGGTGAAGCCCTAACCCTCCTATTACATTTGAGTTATTATCATCAGCCATGTTATTCCATTGAGTTGAAGTTTTTATGAAATATAACAATGCTAGAGTTATTCCATAAGGTGTTAATGTAGCTAGTACACTTTTTGGAACCATCATCTTAAAGTTGCTAATCCCGTCCCTTATTGCTTTATCTTGTATGGTTTTCCTAAACAATCCCCTTGGATGAGTTATTAAGGATAGTTTTAGAATATTGCTATTTAATAAAAGACTTTCAACTTGTTTTAATATCTGAGTAATTGATACGCCTTGTTTTAAATTATCAAATATTCTTTCTTTTATTCGCCTGCCTTCATTAAATATAAATGCCTTTATATTAGACAAGTACCCTTTCCGATAAGTACTAACATCACTCATCGCCTCAACTGCCGACATATTACCACCTATTGCCTGAATAGTTCCATTTGCATAGTTTCTTGATGTTGTGTGTATCTCATCCATTACCTCACCGGTTAGATATTCTTGAAGTTTTGCCATCTCTTTGTCCACCTTATCATTCATTTCCTTTGGAACTCTTGTGTTTGGTTTAATCACTTTAACTCCATTTATCATTTCAGTTGGAAGACTATTATACTTCCTTGTTAAGTATTCTTTTATATTATCTTCGGTTTCTTGTTTCTCTAGTTTGACAACATTATAAACCCCTTGCAAATAATCCTCCTCTTTACTTATCCATCTTTGGAATATCTTTTCCTTTTTAGATATTTTAACTGTACTAATTCTTTCACTTGCCTTAATTAATTCTTTTTTTTTTAATGACTCTTCCTTTTCAATTGGTTCTTTGTCATATGACTTATCATCCTCTTTGTCCTTACTATCATCTTTCACATCTGGCTTTTGAAACATCTTAGCATTTTCTTGTTTCTTCTTTTCAAGTTCTTCTTGCTCCTCATCATACTGTTCTTCGGTTTGTTCTGGTAACCCTAACTTCCCTCTTCCAATATTACTTAACTCTCTACCAATCGTTACCACCTTATTTTGAATCATCTTTGTTAGTGATTCTGTGTATTCTTTCATGTCGTCCATTCTGATCTTTTCTTTCCAGTATATTGGATAGTGTCCATCTTCTACGTTGAAATTAGCATTTACTAAGTCTGGGATTATTTGATTATTTACTGCACTAACCCATTTTTGGGTATCAAGATTTTCTTGCATTAAGAAAAAGTTAACATCTATTTTCTGCTTGGCTTGGCTTCCTACTTCTCTTTTCATTAAAAATCCTGTACCTAGCCCTGTTGCTATATCATCATTATGGATTTTAGCCGATTCAAGGGGATTGCTAGTAGACCCTGCTTTCATGTCTAAGAATCCAAATTCAATATCATCCTTATTAGCTTTGAACATCGCATACAACTCTTGATTGGTTCGGATACCCTTTAGCGATTTTTCAACTTTCGCTGTATCAGCATCACTATAACTTGTTGGAACTCTTGCATAGATTATTCCGTTTGATAGTTTCTCATGTTTCATTGCATCAAACTTATAAAGATTTGATTTAAATGTCCATGACCCATAAATATTTCTTAGATCTGAATAACCTTGATAATTGTCCCCCTCTTCTCTATTTGTAAGTATTACTAATTTTCTTAGATTCTGGGATGGTGTCAATGGAACTTCTAAAGGTATGAATGGCTGGGTATCTTCTACATCATCACCACCACCTGATAGGTCTTGTCTTATTCCATATGTATCAAATTCGGGGTTCTTAGTATTCAACCACCATTCGTAAAGTGTCTTTGGTAGTCGTGGTGATATGTCTGTTAACCCTATCATCCTTTTACCGTTCCAGATTACATTCCTATCCCATATATTCTCAAATACCATTACTCCGAAGTCCTTGAATAATAGAGCCTGTGTTTGTAATGCCCCCCATTCTCTTCTCAATCCTCCAGTCCCCCTCTTTAAAGCTTTGGTTAAGTTCCATTCTACAAATTCAGCAATCTCTTTATCCTTGTCATCCTCAGATGCGGGTGTGAATCCATCTGTTGCTTGAATAATTGGATATTTTAACGCTCTCAAACTTGCTCCAATTAAGGGGTCACCAAGCCTCATTTTATCGTATATGTCAAACCGCCTATCATCTTCTAATTCTGTTACATAATCAATATCATTGATTTGTCCTGAATAAATTACCGTCCCGGTCTTCCCCATTACTTTCAGTTCTTCAGGTGTCTTTACTGGTAGTGAGTTGATCGTGTCATCAACTTTCTTGTTATATGATATGTCTGGTGTTGCCATGGTTTTAAAATAAAGAATAGTTATATTATGATTTTACAATAACACTATTTTAAAAACGTAGGCAAGTTGTTTGAGCTTCCAAAAGGTTCTGCCCCTTTTTCTTATCATTACAAGTGATATGTAATAGCTAGTATACTATGGAAGCCTTGTTTTATTTATTCTATTAATCTATAATTTATTTAGATTTAATTTGACCGAGATTTTAGCACCTTCGGGAATCACTAGAATCCGTATCTCTGATAATCTAAGACAATCTAACTTTTTACTTCAACCCATCTCTGATGGGATTTTTTGGGTTTAATGATTATCGATATGCCATTCAATCTTATTACCTAAATACTTACAATGGACTCTTTTATTTATTCCTATATATTTACTCCAATTGTTAGGCTCTCCATGTTTGTAAAACCCCTTATCCTTGAAATATAAGTTCAATTCCCTGACTTTAACACTTATCATCTCTATAGACCCATTCCTTTTAGGCTCCCTGTGGTCCGTGATGGCGTCTTTGGCATTTTTGTAATACATTGTGCCCTTTTTAATTTATAATATCCCTATAGGGCTTAAAAATCCCTATTCATTAAGTTCATTGTCTCGGGGATTGGCATGTCGGGTATTTCTATTACATCCATTGTGGCTTGGGTATCTGTAAAGTCCATTATGGTTGCATCTGAATAATCAGGGCTTTTACCTAGTCGTTTCTTAAATTCTGCCTTAGCTTCTATCTGAATATATTTGTCTTTTACAAAATATCTAATGTTTGAGAGTTCTTTTATTAGTTCGGGGTTGTTTAATATCTTAATCTCATCGAGTCTTAACATCTCTCTAAATTGCCAATGTGATTCTGCTCTTTTGTTCTTGAATAGGAATAGTCCTGTCTTATCGGTGCTTGCATCCCCCCCGGAATATTCTTTAATCATGAAGTTGTTGTGTCTGCAATGGTCTATTAATCCCCCTCCAACTCCTACCTTATCCGCTATTATTTGAGTTGGTTCGATGTTATATTCTTTGGCTCTGGTCATTACTATATCACCTGCTACTTCTAGGTTTTGGGTATTTATTTCTTCTAGTCTGGTCTGAATATTATTAAATCTATAACTGATTATTGATTTATCATTCCCCTCTCTAGCTATGTCTACTCCTGCATGATTAGCTTGTGTGTTGGGTTCGGTTAGATTTGATTGTGTGTTGGGTTCTATTAGATTTGCTTTTATCCAATCGAACTTGATTAGTTGGTTTGGATCGTCGTTGTACTCCCAGTTTCCTTTCACAAAACGATTGTACTCAGCCTCTGGCAGAGTTTCTAGCATTTCAAGATAATCTTTATCTAAGAACTGATTGTCTGTCGGTAACGATAATTGGAAGAAAGTGTCCTCTGGTAACGTACTATCAATGTGTTTGTCATAATAATCTTCTTTTACCCAGTTGTTTGTTGGGTTGAAATCTAAGAATATCGCAGGTTTTATCTTAATTTTCTTATCATTTACTGTTATTTCATTCCACCTTCCAACTCTTGTTTTTGCAATGCTTATGTATTTTCTATCAATCTGATTAGCCTCATTAAAAAAAATTATCGTATACTCTCCACCCTTCACATTGTCACAGTCGGGGTCCTTAGAAATATCAGCCCATCTGAAAATGATTTTACTACCGTTCGAGTATCTTGCTTCTAAATCAACAACTGACACTTTCTTCCCTAACAATGCTAACATTTTCCTAAACGATGGAAGGGTGTTGTCTTTGATGTTCTTTTCGGATTTTCTAAATACTGCAATTCTAACTCCCGGCAATGATTCACATATTGCATTGATTAACATAAGAATACCCATTGTTTTTGCGGAGCCAGTTCCTCCTCCCAATGCAAATATCTTGTATTTTCCTGTTTTATACTTTTCAAATAGCTCGTTTTGTTTCTTAGTTATCTTCATCTACTTCTATTGAGTTTCCTAATAAATCCTTTAATTCTGTGATCTGAATATTATGGTTATGCTCTTCGGGTTCATCCAATCCAAACATTTTATTTTTAGCTGTCTGACATCCCAAAGCAACTCCATATTGCCTATCTTTTTTGCTTCTCCTTAATATGTCATTATATTCAAAAATGGCTTGCTTCTTCATTAACTTTCTTTTATCAAATCCCTCTTCTTTGATCTTTGTGTTCGCCTTTGAGATGTAGTTCTCGATAGATCTTTCCGTTACCCCCCACCCTTTTTCCGAAGCATACCGAAGTATATCCGCTCGTTTATAGCTTCCTAGTAATAGTTTATAAACTTCTGTTATTCTTCTTTCCAGTTCAGCAGTTTCAGTTTTAGTGTTAGTGTTTGCCATTATATTAAATGTTTATTTTTCTACTTAGATATTTCCTTAAATTATTATCCCACTCTTTGCAAACTTTTTCAATTTCCAATAGTCTTTTCTTCCTTGCACGGATAAGAGAGGCTTTTTTCATTACCTCTCTGTTATCCTTATATCGGTCTTTGTAATACCCTTGTTGTGTTAGTTCCTTTGAATATTTACTCATTATTTTCTTATATCTTCAAATAACCTTTTCATACTCCATACCGCTTGATTTGTCCTTTGTCTTTGCCAGCATCCATTGATAGGTGACCATCTAAAGCCGTTTTCTTTTAACTTTGTCCTGGTTTGAACTTCTGGTTTCCCCTGGAAGAACAACTGTAATCTGTTTTCTTCTACATTGTCTTTTATCTTTATATCCCCCACCATCTTCTCTCTCGTTATCTGGCCTTTTTTCTTTTCCATTAATTCTATTCGTTTCTTTGTATTTCTTATGGCCGCTCCGGTATTTGTTAGTTGATAACTTGCATATGGTTGTTTGTCCCATGAATACCCATCTTCAACCTGTGTTTTTAATTTTGGGATATCTTCAATGCCTAACTCTTTTAATTCTTTATCATCCTCGGTTTTTACGTATTTCTTCCAAGCCTTATTTACTGATTTCATTCTATCCCTTGTGGTTTCCAA